CACCGCCGCCCGAACGCCAAATCGATTGGGTAGTAGATACAGCCATTAGATTGTCCTCTCAAGCGAGTTCGGTGGGGCAATCTGCTTGACGTCAGCCGGGACTGTTTGCCGCACCGGGGATTCCCGGATTCCATAGCCTTATACTATGAGAGGACAGGGATTGCAAGAGGAATTCTATGACTCCAGAAGCTTGTTTGACTTCCTCAAGTTCTCCTCTCTTGTCATGATCTGAAGATTCCACGGGACGTGCAGGCCGCAGACATCTTCTCCTCTTAAGGGGATGATGTGATCCACCACATAAGGCACGCCAGTAACGCGGGAAGTAACCATAGCGTCAACATACAACTGCCGGATTTGTTTCTTTTGTTCTGGAGTAAGCCATTTGGGGGTCGCCTGCTTGTGCTTGTCGCGGCGATGTTTTGTGCTGGCCTTAACTTCCTCTGGATTCTTTAACTTCCAAGCCTTTCGATATTTTTGCCTTTGCTCGTTTGAACGAGTCATGGCCTTGATCTTTACTATTTCTTTGTTATCTTGATAATACTTTTTCTTGGCAGCTTTGCCAGCTTCTGATTTGTTATACGCCTGAAAGTATTCTGTTCTTTTCTGGTTGTTCTTTTCCCACTCTATCCTCTGGCACTCAACGCATGAACCTTTGGTCTTTCTTGGCGCTATATGCCCGTGTTTGCACGGCTCTCCAGTGAAGTAATGCGTGGCACCAGCGGCCATCGCCTCCTTGCGACTTTTTGGTAATTGACTTGTGTCCATAATCTCCTCCGTGACTTTGACACAGGGAGTATATCACAAATTTTTGTTGGCAACAAAAAACCCCGCCGAAGCGGGGTCTTCTTGGCAGATCCTTGTGGGATCAAGCCCCCTGAGACGCGAACATACCCAGTGGATCACTCCAACCGAAAGAATAACGCTCACGAGCTTTATAACGAACGTTTCCAGTGTCAAAGTCACCATCCATGGAATTCGCCAAAGGAATACGAACAAAGTGCTTCATGCCGTTGGGAACATCAGTGGTCAGGAACCATGCGTTCGTGTCGGTCAGGAAGTGGTTGATCGTATAGCCTTCCGGGATGGAACCGTTGTTAACGATCGCGTTCACGTCGTTGTCATTGGTGCCAGGACGGAGCTGAGTTTCCAGCAGGCGGGTTGCCACAAACTGGAGTGCCGGGGGCACGATCAGCTTGCGGGGCTTTGCTGCGATCAGCAGACCACGTTCGTCAGTCCAACCTGCGATCTGAATGACTGCGTTTTCCAACGCGGTTTCAGACAGGTCAACCTGGGTCGAAGGGGTGTTGCTGTTGGTGCCACCAGAGACCAGCGGGTGCGAGGTGCTGAACAGAGCAACACCGTCACCACCGGGGTAGTTGGACGAGAAGCCGTTGTTCAGAACAGCAGCCGCCTTAACCTGCTTGGTGTACGCCATCGCACGAGCAAGCGCCTTGGTGTAACGAGCCGACAGCGAGTCATAGAGGTTGTCCTCGATGGCCTCTTCGGTCAGGCTGAAACCCAGAGCGATAGTCTCGTGGTTATAGCGGGCAGTCCAAGCTTCCTGACCATTGTCGTACCGGATCGCAGAACCTTCGTTCTTGACCGGTGCGGCGCTGAAGCCAGACAGCTTGGTTTCTTCTTCGAACGAACGCTCGGAGGTCTCGGTTTCGTAGATCTCCTTGTGCTCTTCGCCGTAACGAGAGTACTCCATGCCGAACAGTGCGTTCAGGCCAGGCAGTAGCTCTTTCAGTAATTGTGCGCGTGAAATAGCCATGTCTTACTCCTTAAACACCAGTCGGGTTCAGATACGCATGACCACCAGTTACCACAGAGGTAACAGTGTTCGACGTATTCGTGAACGTGGAAACGATATACGGTGCGTTGAATTTGCAGATGAACTCGCAATAGCCGTTCGAGCTATTCGAGGTATCAGGCACGATGTCAACGATACGAATCGGCAGAGATGCAGTCGTGGCGAACGAAGCGCCGTTGATTGCAACCTGTGAGTCGCCCGTGGTGTTCGAGCCATTGTTCTGAATCAGTGCAGCGTTCAGGCCGATCTGCTCCGAGCTGTAGAAAGCAACGGTAGTACCAGACGAAACGGCAGCCATCTTAAACAGAACATCAGGATCATCTACAACATACGCCTGGATGTCAGGAGCAGCAGTGCCACCAGCGTAATACTGGTAGTTGAGCTTCTGATTGGTCGAGGGGTTGGTGTAAGTGCAGCCTAGGAAGATGCCAACCGGGGTCGCTGTGGAAGTACCAGTATCCTTGACGATAGTGCCGTCAGAATTCATCTTGACCACATCGCCGTAGTAAATGCTGGTAGCGTAGCCACTAGCAATACGGAACAGGCGAGTCGAACCGGCGTACACCTGACCACCGATCAAATTGACCGGCTGAAGCCCGTAGGGCTTCGATACAGTAGGATATGCCATTTATAACTCCAAAAAATTAACCGTCGATACTCTTGGATGTCGATGAACTCGACTCCTTGAACAACGGCATACGTGGGTCATTTTGCCTCATAAGGTTGTTGTCCACCGCCTTGATTTGTTGCTCGGACTGACGCAGGTAATGATCATTACGCTGCTCGGCAAACTCCTCTGGCGTCTTGCACAACAACACGTCGCCGACTTGTACGCAATCTTTAAAGCGTCCTTCGCCGTTGACTAGCAGTTGATATTGCGGCTGCTCCTCGATCTTGACTGGCTCCCAACCTTCTCGAATTTTGAGCGAGATGTTTCGTGCATCAGTCTGACCGCCAAGCGTCACGCGGATCCAACGATACTTGTACCCCGGCTGCTTATCTGGTTCTGGCAGAAGCTCCGGCGGCATCCACTGCTTGGGACGCTCGGTTTGGGTACGAGTCTCAATATTACGGGGGGTACGATTTTCAGCCATTTCTCTTCTCCAGTTTTTGCATTTCCTGTACGTATTTTTCCAGCGGCACGCCAAGTTTTTTGGCCATGGCGACTGCTGACTGCTTCACTACGATCTTCTTGGATCCAGTGCTGCGAGTTGCTGGTGCTACGACAGCCGGAGGTTTTTCGCGCTGGGGTTTTGGCTCCGGCGCAGCGGCCTCATCTCGTTCCTCAAAATACTCTGGGAATCGACGACGCATTGTGTCATCGACCTTCTTCCAGTATTCGTCAGTCGATGGGTACGAAGTCCCGTACTGACTGACCAACTTCTGATGCAAGCCCAGAGCCAAGCTGGTCATCTCCTCGTCCTTACCGAACCAATCGTTGCGCTCTTGCCACGCAACTGCCCTCTGGTCAGGACGAGACACTGGAATTTGCTGCGGTTGTACCTCAACTTCTGGATCTTGTCTAGACGGAACAAATTCCGAGACCTTCTGGAGCTTGAACTGAGCTTTGTTCAGTTTCTCCTGCGCGGCCAAGATCAGGTCAGAATCGCCCATGTCGTAGGCGTCCTTGTACTCCTTCTTGGCTGCTTCCATCTCCAGTTCGGCCGCAGTCTTTGCCGTTTCCACAAACACCTGCTCACCTTGAGTCAGCCGGCCTTTGAGGTTTTTGTTCTCCTCCATCAACCGCTGGGCATACGCCAGCGCTTCCTGCTGCTCACGTAGAGCCTGCTCTTTCTCCCGGCGCTCGTCGTGCCAGACCTTCTTCATCTGCTTCAGTCTGGTCTTGACGTTCTCCGAGTACTCTTCAAGCTCGTCGTTCTCAAGTTCCTCGACGATCTCCTTGGGCATCGGCTCCTTGCCACGATCTTCCGGCGGGGTATCGTCCTCTATCTCAAACTCAAAATCCTCTTGAGCCGCAGACTTCGTCTCTTCCTGCTCGTCGGGGAACTTAAACTCGTCTTCCTGCATTCTTGCCATTTGTTTCTCCTTTGTTAAGCCCTGCTAATCCCGCGAGGATCCTGTACTACGGCTTCGACCACATCATCATTGATGAGGCGGAACTCTCTGCCATGGATCTTCAGACGGGTGCCAGTGTTGGGACGGGCGAGAATGAAATCCCCTTCCTTGCACCAAGGGCCATTCGGGAACCGCTTTTCATCTTTGTAGCAATCGGGTCCCATTTTGATGACGAAGAACACGGTTGCCAGCACCTGCTCAAAGTTGATTGTTGAGTCAGCCTTGATCAAACCGCTTTCAAACTTGTCCTCTATGTCCGGCAACGCTACCAGGATGTGGTACCCGGTCGGCTCCGGCAGTTGTTTCGCTTTCTCTTCCGCTGTTTCTGGCAACGTCGAGACCTCGCCATCTTGGCTGGCGATCAAAAATTCACTCATCAGAAAACTCCATTTTCTTTGCAAGGTCTAGGATGAAACCCTCTGTGATCGATAGACCTCGAATCTCGCCGCAGAGTTTTTGATACTCGGAGTAATCTTTAGCCGCGCTGTTGGACACGGCTTCAACTACCTGTTCCCGCTTGTCACGTACCTGTTTGAGGAGTACTTCAAGCGTCTTATCCATAAGTTAGCCTTTTTGTTTGGTTGACCTCGGTTGTGGACGAAGCATATCCATACGATCTTTGGCTATCCTGCTGCCAATCTCTACTCCTTTGATTTCTGTTTCCGCATCCAGACGCGCCTTTTCGGAGGCCGCCTTCACACCAGCCTGCAAGCCAGCGATGCGTTCTTGTGCTTCGATACGAGCTTTCTCGATCTCGATGCGATCTGCTTCTGCCGCAGCGTCCATCGCAAGCTTCTGCTTCTTGATCTCGATCTCCTGTGCTTTCAATGCCAGCTCTTGTTGCTGCATCTGCACCAGAGGATCTTGAGCCGCTTGCTGGGCCTGCTGCTGTGCCATCTCCGCCTGATCCTTTTGCAGCAGTTTTGATGCTGCGGCCGCCATCATGCGGGATACCTCTACTTCCATCTCTTCCGGCAACTGCTTATCCATATCCGGCAGCGGGACTCCCAACTGCTTCTCTATTTCTATGCGGTACTGGAAGGCGATGTGCTCGTTGATGTGCGCCATCATGGCCGCTTGAATCATCTGTGCTTTCGGGTTTTGGCCGATGAGCGCAGCGATCTTTGGATCCTGCATGGCTGCACGGTGAACAGTTATATGTGCTTCGTGATCTTGATAGATGAATGCCTTGACCGGCTTGCCGTTCAGGATATTCATGTTCTCGCGCACGGGATCTGTAGGCTTGACATCCTCCGCGCTGGGAACCAGCTTGCCGACATTCTTGATTCCTAGAACATCCAACATCTGACGGTTCAACTCCACCATGTCATAGATCTGCGGGTTGGCAGCGGCCATCTGCATCACAGCCTGATACTGCACAACCTTCTGTGCCATCGTGGCCGAGTTGGGATCACTGACTGGGATGACATCCACATCGTCGTAGTCCGACTTCTTGGCGCGAGGGCTACCCTCGGTCGGCATGTAGTCATACTCGTCCGGGGTGTAGTCACGAATGATTTCCTTGAGCAGCTTCAGCTCTTGCTTCATCGCGTAGTGGATACGCGCCTGAACTGCCGACATGACTTTGAGCGTGCGCTCTAGGATAGCCAGCGTCGTACCAACAGGAGAGTTGGCCGACATGTCTGCGATCTTGAGATCAGCCGCAGCAGCAAACCGACGGCCTTCCTCAACGATCTGATTCATCAATCCAAGGAGGACTTGGCTTGGTTCTTTGTAGGGGAGGGGGAGGATGTTGTCGCGGATCGTGCCGGCGGCGACGTCCACATCTCTGAACTCGCCGGGAGCAATTGGAGTGTCATCCCCTTTGACTCGCATACCCTTAGTCTTAAGACCTCCCGGCAGGTTCGATAGAGTGCCAGCATCAACAAGCTGCCTAATAATAGAAGTACCAGACTTAGCGAAAGCACCGATAAGATGAATAAGGCCGAAGGCATAGAAGCCAAATCCGGGAATATATGGGTAGTGAACAAAGTGATTCCTCTTCTGATACGTTCTGTCTTCTGGCCGCCAGTTGCGTCTGATAGCCAAAATCTCTTGTGAAGTTTTTTCGATAGTCACAATGTATGGCAGACCAATCTCTGTCTTGTCGCCATCATCATCAACATCTTCGTAGCCTGGCAGATCCAGATAAACCTGCATCTCCAACAGCTTGTACCGATCATCCGTCGTGGCACGGAATCCCATCTTCTCGGCAATCTCGCGCTCGATATCGTCCAGCGCATTCTCAGGATCAGGCAGATCAATGTCACGATAGAAGCCAGCAACCATCAGCCGGCGCATCTCGTTCTTTGTCTTCCTCATCACATGCGTCACACGGGGCGATGACTCAAGATTGCTCGCCCCGTACGGCACCACCACATCCTCTGCCGGCACAAACACTGACACCTGCCTGCCCAGCGACGGATCAAAGTACACTTTCTTGAACGCATTACCAGCCAGACCCAAGCCCCACAACATGCGCTCGTGCTCAGGACGGTATTCCTTCATGACTTCCGTCAACTGGTAGTTCATATCGTCACGAACACGCTCGGCTGCATCGCGCTTTTCCGGCGTTTCTTTGCCGATGATCTTCGTCTTTACCGGCCCCGACGCTGGAAATGTTTCCATGATTGTCTCAGCTTGGAACTTCACCAGCGCTTCCGACAACAGTGGGTGATACACACCGCACGCACCCTCCCACGGCTCGGATCTTTCTTCGATCTTCATGCCGAGAAGTTCTAGGCCATCGACATACGTCTTCATCCAGTCTTTTCTGGAATCAATGTCGTCTTGGAAGTCGCCGAGCAGGTCGCCTGCCAGACTTTGTAGCTGGCCATCATCCATTTCTTCCGCGAGGTTGGCGTTGAAGTCATCCTCGTCGTGGACTTTGCCCATCTCTATTTCTAGATCGCCGATGCCGATAGACACAGACTCAGGATCTTCGATCTCGATCTCAATTGGCTCTGCATCCATCATGTCTTCGTCCATGCCGGCCGGAAGTTGGTACAGCGCCTTGTCAATATTGGTTGCCATTTGTCATCCTTAGTAGTAAACGCGCCTGCGCCGCAAGCCCATAGGCTCAT